TGCTCTGCGCAGCCTAGGCGGTCCGGTTAGGGACACTTAGATGAAGGGGACGCCCTCACGGACGTCTACCTCCACTGTATTGCGGGTCAAAGGCCAGTTATAGGTCTGACCCAGGCGTATGCTCCGTCGTATCCGGCCTCGCCGGAACACGACGAAAGAGTTTCCGCCTTCGGAAATGTCGTGCAATGCAGTGAGCCAGTGTTCTCGCCGCTTTACACTCCCTGGAAGTAACGTGTGCATAAGCTTCCTAAAATGGAACTTATCGCCACGTTGCTCTACCACGGATGTCACCAGACGCCTGTAATAGAAGGATGAATGTCTGTACATGGGACTGTTAACCTCTTCCAACCCAACATGGAGGTACGAATCAACGACCTCCGATGGTGGGCCCAGTAAAGACCGGGCCCACGGTGGGATTAACGGAAGCGCGAGCTGACGCACCCTTAACCAAGTAATTGGGATAGGGTACTCAGCTGTTGCATTAGCCGCTCGAGAAGAGCGATTAATAAGGCTAAATAGTCCGTGAACATCGTTCACCTCCTCTTTCAGGAATATGGGTCTGACATTCGTCCCCCTGTAATAGTCACAACCGCAGCTCTCACGAAAAGAACCGCGGTAAAAGGATTTCTCCATGTTAAGGGAGAACCCGCATGTTTCCAGACAAGCACGAACACGGAGGACCGATCTGATCGGAACGATCAGGTCATCCCCGTAAACGGCGAGGCTGGTCACTACGGAAAATCCTTCGTCTTCGCGGCAAACTGCATAACACAGTGCCAGGAAGACAAGTGACTCTAGGGCAAACGTGTACCCGTTACCCATAGAGGAGATCTTTTTATATTCCAAGATCTCCCCGGTCTCGCGGATTATCCCTTTCGGGGACCGCAAGTCCAAGAGCAATTGGTACCAGGCTTCAGGCAACAATAGACGGCAGATCCCGAGGGATATGCTATCTGAAGCGGCCGAAAGGTCCAACGTTGCTGTCGAACCTGAAATGGAGCCTGCCTTCGCCATTCTCTGATTTTTGCTTTGATCGTCAAGGTCGCATCCGAAGCGTTTTAAACGCCTACGGATGTAACCATCAACGCCAAGCTGAATCATAAGATTGAGCAAAGGTTCGATTGCGATAGGACGCTCTTTCTTGGCGTCCTTCGGAACAAACTCAATACGGTTACCCGGCACAAAATCGAAGATCCACATATCCAACGTGGAATCCGCGGTTTCGTACCAATCAGGCAGATTATGCTGCAGACGATACTCAGTCTCTAAAGAGTCTCGCCAGCGCTCATCTGACCAGATTAGTAACCGTGCATACGGATAGGCGCGTTCAGTCACGGAGTAAGGAAGGTCTGCGTATTTGTTATAACGCGAGACCTTCCCGCCCCTAGTGGCCAAAGTGGCGCCTGGTCCATGCCTTGCCCAAAGAAGGATTCTGTCGACATCTACCTCCCCCAACACCCGTTGAACAAAACGGCGTGCGGATGGGATGATATGACGCGTAGACTCTCTTCCGTTCAGTGCCAGTACGGCCTTGTACCCCTCGGTATTAAAGAGGTGGCACTTGGCCTCCGATGATTTAAAGCCTTCCAGCGCTTTAGAGCGCCGAGAGGCTCGATCACCGGGCCACTGGTACTTTTTGAGCAGACTGGCCACTTGGTACTTACAGGCAAATTCACTTATGCCTAAAGCACCGGTCCTTGCTAAATTCTGCGGGGACCATTCTTCGATGACTCGTTCGAGCTTCTGGATGTCGCGATTGCGACATACTCCCAGAACCGAAGAGGAATCGCCGAGTAGGTGGCCATTCTCCTGGACAAAGGAACTAAGGATCTTCCAAGGAAAATCCTTAGGTGTACGGACAGAAATCATTTCGTCCGACACTTGCTTGGGCTTTTTCCCTCGATATCTCATCTAGGGAGCCTCCTTTCTTAGTTAGCCAGCTGGTGGCGAAGTTGTGCCATAACAGCGGCGTTTCCGAGAAGAGAGGCAGCCAGCGCACAGAGAGCATCGGAATCAGCCTCGACGGTCCCTTCAGGGATCGAGAAGTTGATGTCGATATTCTCGGGCGCAAGCGTAGTTCCTCCGCCGGGGATGCTCACAGAGCGGACGCGAGTGAGACGCGCGGTCGCCCTTCGAACACCGTTGAAGTCCTTCGTGGCTTTCGGTTCTGTAACCAGAAAGGTCAATGTGTCCTTTTCGGATGTATTATGATCCGGGGTCACAAAGACACTCTTCAGGTTATAGGTTCGATGACGGGAATACGCTACATCAGCGCTTCCGTCGTTGAGGGTAATACTGTCTGACAGCATGTTCGATCCTCCTGATGGTTAGTGCGTCTTTCACCCATAAACGGCGAAAGATAGCATAAGCATCAATTAATTTGAGGGTTGAAATCCGAGGATTAAACTCGGGGGTGAGGTCTGGAGCTACGCCGGGAGTCCTAGTCTTCGTGACGAAGATTTCCGTCCGATATCCGTTTCCGTGAATGTCCCGAGCATTATACCCGGGTACACAGTCTGGGATTACGGTCCACGACACATGATTTTCTATGGTCGAGGTCGTAGTGGTCCAGGATGCGAGATGCGAAATCCCTGGCTTCGGTACAAACGATCCAATCGTATCACCGATATTCACGATCCAGTCGATCAGAAAGGAAAGCCGAGTGGCTTCCCAGAACGATCCGACAGGATTGGCGAGACCCCATAGATGGGAGTCGAACCATTCCCGATCCATCTGGTAGAGAACGCCCGCTCTAATTTCAACAGTGCGACGAACGCGCTGTTCAAATTTGCGGTACATTGCTCCCCAGTAGTTATCGGTAACGTGCGTTCCGGTGAGGATCTTCTCGCCGCGGGTAAAACCGCGAGATGTCATTCTTTCCTCGTACTCCGCAGAAATCGCGGAGAGGACAGAATGTGCATCGTAGTACAGAGGACGGAATGCGTATCGAATTTCTAGATACTGATTCCAAATGTCGTCTGTACTCATCTTGCGGAAATCCCGAATCAGTGTCCGGTAGTCCTTTCGCCGCAGAAGCTTTCGAGCCCGTATAGCAACGCCAAGAAGCGTGCCAACGGTCTCTCGAGATTCTAGAGCGGTACAAAGGGCATCGAAACTCTGATCGCCTACTGACGAATATGCCTGTTTTATAGCCACCTGGTCATCAAGATCGACCGTAGGTGGAACAAGCATATAGTCAGCGCCAAGGTTGCCCAATGTTCCAGAATGGCCCCAAAAATCATTGGGCGCGCCATCCCGATACAGCAGAACCGCCTCTTCACGGGGCGGGGTAATATATTTAGATATCACCTGCTGCATCGGGTTGTTGATTATATCCCCTCGTCTAGACTTCGTACGAAAATCAGGCGTCACCTCATCTGACATTGAGCGATGCTCAACATAAGAGTCGGCGAAGCCGGATGTCGTGGATTGTAAAACTCCACGGTCGTAAGAAGAATAAGAATAAGGGGACTGTTCAACAACTGGAATCATTGTACGCGTACGCATGAGAAAATCTCCTCTTTTGTACGCGGCCAGAGCATCGCAGGTTGCATCACCCTGCGCGTACTTGACTTGCCGGAAAACCGGCCGTTGAGTACCCTGTCGGAACCATTCCGACATCCGCCCGGCGCATGTCTGCGCCGGG